ATCGTGCTGTGGAAGAAGCGATCGACAGCCTGACCATGTTCACCAAGGAGAACCGCTACGGCGTGGAGGGCTGGGCGACGAACAGCGGCTACATGCTGAACCAGCGCTTCATCCGCCCGAGCATGGCCGAGCTGGCCTACAGCAACCAGAGCAAGGTGCGGCTGCAAACCTATGGCGGGCAGTGGGATGAGATCCAGGACCTGATCAAGGCCCTGTGCTTCATCACCGGTCGCGCCATCGAGGAAGTGCGCACACCGGAGCGGATCAGCGAGAACCAGTATTGGCCAGGCGACTGGTACGACTGGGGCTTCTTCCTGTTCCGCCCCTACAAGAAGGGCACGGTGCACTTCGAGTTCAAGGACCAGGAGGTCTGGGCCGCCGTCAACGCCCGCTACGCCCGGATCAAGGGCCAGGTGCTGCCGGAGACGCACCGCCGGCCGAAACAGCGCAGGCGGCAGGAGGTGACGTGATGTGCGCTTGCGACGACTTCGAGCGCCCGGCCGTGTTTCAGGAGGTCACGCGACGGGCTAACAAGCTCCATCGCTGCGGCGAGTGCATGGGCATCATTGCGCCAGGCTGCCGCTACCACGAAAGCCGGGGGCTCTGGGATGGCCAGTGGAGCACCCACAAGACGTGCGGATCCTGCTACGTGGTCGCTCACACCCTGTTGGATTGCTACTCCTTTGGAGACATGGCGGAGTGTCTCGACTGGGATATCGACCTGGACCGGTACGGGAACTCTGCTCACGTAGCACTGGCGGGCATGAAGCGCCGCCGCCATGCGGCCGAGCAGGTGCTGCGGCAGGAGGCGGCATGAACGACCACTGCGTCGTGGACATGCAGCGCCAGGTCATGCGCTGCGAAGCCTGTGGCACCGAGACTCCGCTCAACCTGCCGATGTCGATCACCGAAGTTGTAAGGCGGGCTGATCAGTTCGTTGCCCAGCACCGCCGATGCCGGCCACGGCGCCAGGGGCTGACGGCATGACCCCCACCAACCCGGAAACCTCAGGGCGGACTGCTCCACCGCTCACGGTTCCCCACCATGAAGGCCGCTCTGCTTCTGCCCGTCCTGTTCGCCGCCATGGCCCCGGCCCCCGTCGAGGCCGGTCCCGCCGGTCGCCTGGCCCGGCAGCTCGGGATCTCCAAAGCCGCCGCACGCCAGATGCTGGCCGCCCCCTATGGCGCCCGGTCTGCTCACGGCATCACCACAACCACTGCAGCCGGCCCGGCCAACACCGGTGGCACCGGCACCACCCAGGGCATCGCCGGCCTGGGCTCCGCATCCCCCGCCCAGTGAGCGCACTGTCGGAGGTCGCAGACCTGATCCGCGCCCACCAGGCCACAGCTGATGGCCCTGGAGCGTCGATCGCCACCGCTCGCGCCGTGCTGCGTCGCCTCAGCGCTGCCGCACGGCTGGAGGGCGGGGTCTGGACTGGTCAGTGGCTCGATCGGCAGGCTGCTGCGGAGGTGGCGGATTGACCGCGCCCCACTACCGCTACGAGAACTGCACCCTGATCAGGGTCGTCGACGGTGACACCTTTATCGCCACCCTCGACGTGGGCTTCAACTTCACCACCACCCAGCGCATCCGGCTCATGGGTTGCGACATGCCCGAACGGCACCAGCCAGGGGGCAGGGAAGCCACCCTCCACCTGAAGAACTACCTGGAGCTGGCGCAACGGCTGGTGATCACCACCGTGAAGCAGGACAGCTTCGGGCGGTGGCTTGCCTGGGTGCATCGCGATGGCGAAAGGGGCCCCAGCGCCACCGTGGAGATGGTGCAATGGCATGGGGACTGGCAAGCGCGGCAGGCCGCCGCCCAGCCGGCAGGCCCCAGCCCCCTGCCGCAGGAGGCCCCGTGAAGCACCTGCTCAACGTGCACGCGCACCGCGACGGCACCGCCGCCCGTGACCGCGCCATCCTCGACCTGCTCCACCTCCAGCAGCTGGGCATCGCCCCCGGCTCCGCGCCCGTTGCCCTGCTCCGCAACCTCTGGCACATCACCCAGCCCCAGGTGTCCCGCCGCATGGCAGCCATCGAGGCGCTGGGGGTCTATCACGTCGAGAACCGCTGGGGCCGGTACCTGCTGGTGGAGCTCACCGAGCAGCGCTCCCGCCGTTACGTCGATCACCGCACCCGCAAGGAGCACTGGGCCGATGTGTGCCGCCAGCTGCAGGATGTAGTCGGATGAGCTGGTACACACCCCCTGCGGTGCTCCGGGCCCTGGCGATTGAGCCCGCCGCCGGCACCGGTCAGTTCCTGGTCACCGCCGGCCACCTGCTCGTCAATCCACCCTTTGCGGTCGCCACCGTCGATCACGCACCCGCCGACGCATCCCCCTCACCTCGATGCACGACGACCTGCGCGGTGTCCTCGATGCCCTGCTCGCCATCACCGTCTCCGAGGCCCTCGCCAAGCCCATCGCCCGCCGTTTCGGGCGCTGGATCCTTGCCCACGCCGATCGCCGCTGGCACTGGATCCCCGACTGGCTCCACACACCACCACCTGATGCCTGATCCCAACCACGCCAGGGCCTGCGCCATTCGCCGCGCCCACCTCGCTGCCCATGACGGCGATCGCCCCCGGTACTGGCGGGAGCTGGCCACCGCTGAGCGCCTGGGCCCCGCAGATCCCGCCCTGCTGGCCCACTACGACCGCCTGGGGGCTGGCGCATGAGCCCCGCTCTGGCATCGGCCGTCCGCTGGCCTGCGCTGCATGGGGTTGCCTGATGGCCGCCACAGAAGTCCAGGTCGCTGAGATCCTCACCGACCCCGATACCCACGCCGCCGTCGCCCGCCGGCTTGGCGTCAACCGTCAGACCGTGCTCGACATCCGGCGCGGGCGCACTCACAAGGCCGTCCGCCCTGACCTACCCCGCTGGGGCGCCACCGGTCAGCGCACCTGCCGCCGGTGCATCCACTGGGATGAGGACCGCTGCGGCTTCGCCTTCCCCGAACCGATGGGCATCGACGGGCCTGGTCTGGCCTTTGCCCTGGAGTGCATCTGCTTCCGTCCCGCATGAAGGACACTCACCGCACCATCCTGCACCTGATCCGCGATGCCCAGGCCGCTACCGGCACCGGGCCGTCCATCCGTGACCTGCAGGCCGCCCTGGGCTACAGCTCCCCCTCGCCGGTGCAGCATCACCTTCGCGCCATGCAGGCCGCTGGCATCATCCACCGGCCCCGTGGTTCCGTGCGGTCGTTCCTGCTGCTGGGCGACTCTGAACCCTTCGATCCTGAAGGGCACTTCTGAGCCAATCAGTGCGGTGGCGTATCGCTGCCGCTAGAATTGCGGTATCATCCCGCCGCTTTGCAGCGGATCATGCCAGCAGGTCGCCCGTCGAAGCTCACCCCTGAGATGGTTGCAATGGCTGGCGAACTGGCGACCGCTGGGCTCACCATCAGCAAGATTGCGGTCGGCATCGGCGTAACGGAGAGAACTGTTTACGACTGGATGAAGGAAGGGAAGACAAGCCCTGAAACGGATTTAAGGGCGCAATTTGTTCAGGCCATCCACGAGGGATGGATCAACACCGGAAAAAATTACCTCCAGAACCTGAAGGTTCACGCCGCTAGCCAGGGAGGCATCCCGGCAGCCACGTGGTTCCTCACTCATCACCCCTTCTTCCGCGACGACTTTTCCGACGCCGCTGCTGATCGCAGGGTCGAGAAGCGCACCGTCGCATCTGTCATTGACGCCATAGCAGCTGCCGGCCTGCCGCCTGATCAGGAGCGTGCCGTGCTGCTGCAGATCCAGGCACGTGGGCTGGCTGGTGATCAGTCGGTTGGGGGTGGTGATGCCGACACGCTGCCCTAACGCCACCGCACGCATCGCCCAGCTGGACGCGCAGGCGGATCAGCACGCTCACCAGCCCCAGGCCCCCTACACCGGCACCCTCGAGGACTACATCCGCTCGGTCTGCCCCTCGTTCCCCTGGAGCCCCCACACCCATCGCCTGGTGGGCCTTGCGCAGCGCGTGGCCGATGGCGTGATCCGCCGCCTGATGGTGGAGCTGCCCCCGCGACACTTCAAGAGCACGATCTTCTCGATCTTCCTGCCGGGCTACTTCCTGCGGCGCTACCCCAACCGCTCGGCCGGCATCGGCTGCCACACCGCCACCCTGGCCGAGGGGTTCAGCGAGGATGCCCGCGATTACTTCACCGCCTCAGGTGGTGCCCTGTCCCCCACCTCCGGTGGCGTCAAGAAGTGGGGCACCAGCGGCATCGGCGGCCTGTGGACCGCAGGGGTCGGCGGCGGCACCGGCAACCCCGGCGACCTGATCGTGGTGGATGACCCGATCAAGTCCCGCGAGATGGCGGAATCAGCCGCCTGGCGCCGACAGGTGCACAGCTGGTGGGATTCAGTGCTGAGCACCCGGGAGGAGCCCGGCAATGCCGTCGTGATCGTGCACACCCGCTGGCACAGCGCAGACCTGATCGGTTACCTGCTGGCCAAGAACGAGGAGCTGGAGAGGGAGGGCCTGGAGGCGCAGTGCGAGCCCTGGCATGTGGTCTCCATGCCGATCCAGGCGGTGCCCGCCAACAACATCAAGCCCCTGCCCCGCACCGTCACCCGCGAGGCTGACGACCGCACCCCGGGCCAGGCCCTCGACCCCAGCCGCTTCGATGAGCCCTGGATCGAGCGCAAGCGGGCCAACACGCCCAGCCGCGACTGGGAAGCGCTCTACCAGCAGGCGCCCACCGAGGCATCCGGCACGATCTTCAGCCGCGACAGCATCCGGCACTACGTGCTGCCGGGTCAGGAGGGTCAGGACGGTGACCTGCTGCTGCCGGATCGCGGCATCCGCCGGCTCGCATCCGTCGACGCGACGTTCAAGGACAGCGCCGGGTCAGACATGGTTGGCATCGGTCTGTGGCTGCAGACCCAGGAGGGCATGTTCCGGCTGGATCAGATCAACCGCCGCATGGGGTTCCACGACACGCTGCAGACCCTGCGGCAGCTGCACCCGGTCTGGGCGTTCACCGAGCTGCTGATCGAGGACAAGGCCAACGGCCCCGCGATCATCGACACCCTCAAGCGCGAGGCCGCCGGCTTCATGGTTCATGCCGTCAACCCCATGGGCGGCAAGGTTGCCCGGGCTGAGGCCGCCGCCGTTCAGTTCCGCCAGGGCCGCGTGTTCCTGCCCCGCCATGCGCCATGGCTCGGCGAATACACCACCCAACTGCTGGCCTTCCCGTCGGGCACGTTCGATGACCTGGTGGACGAAACCAGCCAGGCCCTGAACTTCTGCGCCGGCACCGGCCCCATGCGCGTGACCACCGTGTCCCATGGCCGTGGCGCATCGGGCCCGGAGGAGCAGCTGAACCCGCTCGACACCACCGACACGACCAGTGCGGTCGAGTGGCGCCGGCCGGAACCCAAGCCGCTGGCGTTCCGATGAGCACAACCACCACCGGCAACCTCCCATGATCCTCACCGCCACCGATGGCCCAGCAGCCCCCGACCGCCGATCCCCTGGAGGCCCTGCAGACCGTGACCAGCGAGCAGCTGAGGGGCTGGCCAGTGGGGGGCTGGTGGCGGATCCACCAGGGGATGCTGCAGCTGCGGGCCTACGGGGGCGAGTGGCAGCAGCCGAACCCGGCCCAGCTCGCCGCCGGTCCCGGCGGGCTGATCGCCTGGCAGGGGCGGGTGATGGTGCGGGAGCACTGAGCGAGCGGCTCAGGCCCTGGCGCATCGTCCACCCTGAAACCGGGGAGGTGATCGACAGCGAGGACTTGATCAGCCGCAACCTCGACCTGGCCCGCTCGGTTGCCTGGCGCTGGTCGCGCAAAAGCGGCATGGCCTATGACGACATGGAGGCCCTGGCGTTCATGGGCCTGGTCAAGGGCGTGCGCCGCTACGACCCGCTGCGCATCAATCCCCGCAGCGGCCGGCCCTACAGCCTGAGCACCATCGCCTGCCCCTTCATTCAGGGCGAGATCCTGCACTGGTTCCGGGACAAGGGCTACCACGTGCGTTACCCCAGCCGCTGGCGGGAGGTGGGCCCCAAGGCCCGGCGGATGCTGGAGCAGGGCGCACCGGTCGATGCGGTCTGCGAAGCCTGCGGGATCAGCGCGGAGGAGCTGGAGGAGATGCTGGGCGCCATGGCCGGCACCACCGAGCTGCAGGACCACCTGCAGGGCCAGCCCGATGCCGAGGTGGAGGAGGACGTGCTGGCGCCGCTGTGGGGCCTGCTGCAGCGTGCCTGGGGTCTACTGCATCCGGGTGATCGCGGCCTGATCGAGCGGTGCTGGGAGGGGCTGAGCCGCGACGGGTTCCCCCATCGATCGCTGCGGGCCCTCCACAACTGCGTCGCCATGGCGGCCGGCAACCGCCCGGTCATCACCTACCGGCAGCAGGAGCTGGCGCTGACCGTTGCCAGCGTGACCCCCAAGAAGCGGGAACGGCAGCCCCGTGGTCGCAGCCGCGATGAACTGGAGGCCCTGCCGGCGGTGCAGCTGGCGCTGCTGGTGCCGGGCCTGTAACCTGTGCGCGGCTGGTTCTGGTACGGATCAGCAGCAGATCAGCCCCGGTTCGCACCATGGCCCAGATCACCACCCAAGGCGCCTGGTTCGAGCACGGTGGCGAGCGCCTGCGGCTGATCGGTAGCCACAGCTGGCACGGCCCCCAGTCAATCGGCGGCGCCCGGATCCAGCAGCAGCAGCTGGTGGGCAACTTCACCGCCGCCTGGCTCTGGGAAGCCCCCGTCTGGGACACAACAGGCAGCAAGTACGCCGGGGGCGAGGGCCGGCCCATGGCGGTGGAACCGATGGCCTGGCAGCGCCGCGATGGCCGCTTCGACCTCAGCCGGCCCAACCCGGAGCTCTACCGCCGCCTGCGCCAGTTCGTGGTCGCATCGAACCGCGCCGGGCGCATCTGCAACGTGATCCTGTTCGAGGGCACCCAGCCCGCCTATGCCAACAGCTGGCACGGGCATCCGTTCCGCAGCGGGAACAACCACCAGGGCATCGCCCACAGCCGGCCGGAGCAGGTCCACCAGCTGGGGCGCCACAACCGGTACCAGCGCGAGCACGTCGACCGGGTGATCGCTGCGGTCGAGGGCCTGCAGGTGGTGCTGGAGGTCGGCAACGAGCTGCGGCCCAGCAGCCATGCCTGGCAGCGGGCGATGGTGCGGCACATCAAGACGCAGACCCGGATTCCGGTCGGCGTCAGCTTCACCCCCGGCGCCGGTGATGGGTGGATGGCCACCACGGGGGCGGACTGGTGGAGCCCCGGATGGCACGAGGGGCCGGTGACGGGCGCCCGGGTGCCCCAGGTGATGAACACCGACCACGGCATCGCGCTGCGCAACGACCCCGCAGGGGTGGAGCGCCACCACCGGGCCGGCCACAGCGTGCTGGTGATGGATGCGCTGAGCGAGACGGTCCTGAAGAACTTCGGCAGCCTGCAGCCCACCCGCGACCTGATCACCGGCCTGGTGCGCCGCTTGTAGCGCCCCAGGACTGCACCGTCACCACGCCACCATGCCCAAACCCGACCACTGGATCCGCGAGCGCGGGGGCCAGATGATCCACCCCTTCGCGGATGGCAAGATCCGCCAGGCGCCGGACGGCCGGCCGGTGCTCAGCTATGGCCTGAGCAGCTACGGCTACGACCTGCGGCTGAGCGACCATGACTTCCGCGTGTTCCGGCACATCCCGGGCCACGTCGTGGACCCCAAGGCGTTCGATGACCGGTGCCTGACGCAAGCCGAGCTGCACACCGATCCGGCCGGGCAGTTCTTCATGCTGCCGGCCCACACCTACGGCCTGGGCGTGACCGTCGAGCGGCTGTGCATCCCCGCCAACGTGACGGTGGTGTTCATCGGCAAGAGCACCTACGCCCGCAGCGGCATCATCATCAACACCACGCCGGGCGAGGCCGGGTGGGAGGGCAATCTGACGCTGGAGATCAGCAACAGCAGCGACAGCGACTGCCGGATCTACGCCAATGAAGGCATCTGCCAGGCCCTGTTCTATGAGGGCGAGCCGTGCGACCAGCCTTACGGGGACGGGAAATACCAAGGCCAGGGCTCCGGCGTGACGCTGGCCCGCGTTTGATTCCGGCAACCTCCACCGACCACCTGCACCACACCCATGACCAGCAACAACACCGCACCCGACGCACCTGAGGCCCCCACCCTCTACGACGACCTGCTGGCCGTTGTGGAGCGCCACCTCGAGGCCGAGAGCTGCAACGTCTTCGAGGCCATCGGAGCGCTGGAGATGACCAAGGCCGCCGTGCTGGCCGAGGCCCTGGAGCCCGAGCTCGACGAGCCTGAGTTCATCTTCGACAACTGATGAGTGAGCTGCTGATCCGTGCCCAGTGGCGGGTTGGCGAGCGCGGCGCAGGCTTCGTCCCCGCAGGGGATGCGGCCCGCGCCGCTTGCTCGCGCATGGGCGACCGCGAGGTGGTGGTGCTTGAGGTGCGCCGGGGTCGATCGGGCCGGTCCCATCGGCATCAGTTCGCCGAGATCCACGACGCCTGGCTGCAGCTGCCGGAGCAGCTGGGCGAGATGCCCTGGGCGGCCAACCCCGAGACGTTCCGCAAGCACCTGCTGGTGGTGTGCGGCTACAGCGATGTGCGCACCGTGGTGGCGGGCAGCAAGGCTGAGGCCGGGCGGATCGCTGCCCTGCTGACCCAGCTGGCCACCGAGGCCCACGGCTACGCCCTGGCGGACGTGAGAGACAACGTGGTGACCCTGCGCACGCCCTGGAGCCAGAGCTACCGGGCCATGGGGCGCGAGGTGTTCCAGCAGAGCAAGGACGCCATCCTGGGTGCCGCTGCGGAGCTGCTGGGGGTCGAGGCGGCGGCCCTGCGGCGCCACGGCGAGCAGGCATGAAAAAGGGCCCCGCAGGGCCCGATGCGCTGGCCAGGGTGGGCCTACCAGTCCCCCTGTCGCCATGCCCGGGCGATGGCGCCGCCCAGCAGGTACAGGGCCTGGCTGACCGCGTGGGCCTCGCCGGTGGCCAGGCAGTCCAGCCGGCGGCCATCGGTGGTGATCACGGCCCACGGGGCGAGGGGACCCATCAGGCCACCTCCACGCCGTTGAGCACAACGCCGAGGTCGAACAGGCGGCGGCGGATCGCCGTCACATCGGCTTCAGGGATCGTGCGGGGCTCGAAGTCGCCGGCCAGGCTGGTGGCGCTGGCCAGGCTGCGGGTCTCGCGCAGCAGATCGTTCAGCAGCGCGTCGATGCGCTGGAGGCGGGCGGCGGCGGCCTCAGGGGCCAGGGGGCGGGTGGTGGTGGTCATGGTGCGGGGGGTGATGGTGGGGTGCTGGGTCTGAGCCGTCAGATCCCGTAGGTGTCCTTTTCATGGGCAGCGCTGGCGAGGCCGGCGCGCAGGTCGAACAATTTGCGCAGCATTACCGAGGTGGCGCCGTCCGGCAGGTAGCGCACGGTGCTCATGTCGGTGCCGTTGCCGCCCCAGGTGGCATCAACAAGGGTCTCGATGGCCGAGCCCAGGGCGACGATCTGGTCCCACACGGCATCAAGCAGCTTCTCGGCCTGTTGCTGATCCATTGGCTGGGGCGCCGCTTGGGTGGTGGTGCTGGTCATGGCGTGCATGCGGTGGTTAGGGGTGCCGGGTGAGCCCGGGGGGTGTGCTGGTCAGTACCGGGACCAGAACTGGCCGGCGAAGCCGATCAGGTCGTCCTCGACCTCATCCCAGCGCTGCGGCTCGGAGGGAGCGGGGAACAGCTCGACTACGAAGCGGAGCCCGTCGCGGATGTAGCTGGCGGCCAGGGTGGACAGGTCACCGTCGCTGTGGCCCCCGTCGAAGTCGTCGCGGTTGTCGGCGGCGAACAGCAGGTGCCGGTAGTCGTGGTCGGCGGCGGGCCCTTCGTGGCGGATCACGCCCGCGCAGAGCGGGTGGTCGGTGATCTGCTCCAGGCTGAGCAGCTCGGTGGTGGCGGTTGCCATGGGTTGCGTGTGGCCGGGGTTCCTGCCCCGACCACCGGATCGTAGCCCCTACCGATCCGCACTGGAACCGGCAGCAGCAACAATCCGCAACTTCAGCGCATCCCCCAGCGCAGTGCAGGCATCAGCAGCGCCAGCCAGCGCTCCAGCGCAGCCCGCAGCGCTTCGATGGTAGCGGCTGCAGGGCCGGCGATCGTGGCGACCGGGGCTAGGGCCGGCGGCAGCACGGCTGACAGGGTGGCCCCTGCGGCGCTCAGTTGCTCCAGCCACCGGCGGCAGGCGATGCCAGCGCGGTGGGTCCGCAGGCCCAGCAGCCAGGCCAGGGCGATGACGCGGATCAGGCCCTCGCGGATCTGGTCCCGATGGGCCCAGACCAGGCTGGCGGCCAGCGCCAGGGCCATGGCCAGCAGGCGGGCGACGTCGGCGCAGAGCTGGGCACCGGCGGCGGTGCGGTGGCCCACGGCGGGCCAGTCAATGCTGCGGATGGTGCGGTAGGTGGTGCCGGCCAGGCGGCCGGCAGCGGCGGGGATGGTGGTGGCCATCGTGTTCTCCGTGGTGTGGTGGGTTGGGGTGGCTCGGCCGCTCATGCGGTGGGGAGCCTGTGAAGTGCTGCGTCCGGGGCGGTGCCCTGCGGACGTGCGGATCATAGCCCAGCGGGTGACGACCGGCATCAGGCGGCCGGCGATGCGTCGCAGTGACCCGAACCCCGGAAACCTGAAGGGAGCAGGGCGCATTCGTGCAGCGACTCGATCACCCCACCAACGATCCCAAGCTCCCCAGCTACGTGGGGCCGGCGCTGCGCCGCGTCCAGGCGGATCTGGAGGTCACCCGGGACTGTTGGAACCTGCTCCGTGATCCCGCTGCGGCCAAGGGCCAGGAAGATGCCCTGCTGCGCCGGTATCTCCCCAAGGAGCCCCGCGAGCCACCCGAGGCCTACCGGGTGCGGCTGGCCTACAGCCGCTACCCCAGCTTCTTTCCCGATGCCATCCGGTCGTTCAGCGGTGTGCTGAGCCGGTTCCAGCTGGCCAGCCCGCCCCCGACCCTGGAGGCCGCCGCCAGCAACATCGACCGGCAGGGCAACAGCCTCAAGGCCCTGCTGACCGCAGCGGATCAGGGCGTGATGCGTGACGGCGGCTGCTACCTGATGGTTGACATGCCGGCAGGGCGGCCCGGATCACTGGCCGAGGAGGTCGCCTCCGGCCGCCGGCCCTACCTGACCCTGGTCGATCGCGCTGACGTGCTGAGCTTCCGGGTCGCCATGGTCGGCACCGCCCAGGTCGCCACCCAGGTGGTGGTGCGCGAGTGGGTGGAGGTGCCGGACGAGGACGGAGCCTATGGCACCACGATCGAGGCCCGGTACCGGGTGATCACTACCCAGGCTGGTGTCACCAGCTGGCAGGTGCTGAAGCTGACCAAGGACGGCAACGGCACCTACGGGGCGGTGGTCGACACCGATGAGCAGGGCCAGCCCCGTCAGGCCAGCTACCAGGCCGCAGGCGGCCGGTCGTTCCCGAGGCCGCCGATCGTCTGGTATCCGAGCCGGATCGCGGAGGGCTTCGGGCAGGGGCCGGTGCCGCTGATCGGCCTGGCGCTCGACACCCTCGACCACTTCAGGACCAGGGCAGACCAGAAGGAGCTGATGCGCAAGCTGGCCATGCCGGTGCCCGTGCGGACCGGGATGCCGCCGCCGGCCCCAGGGCAGGCCAGCCCGGCGGTGGTGCTCGGCGCCAACACGTTCCTCGATCTGCCGCAGGGCTGCAGCTTCGAGTTCAAGGGTCCCTCCAGCGACAGCCTGGCGCCACGGGCCGCCGAGGTCGAGCACATCGAGGGCCTGATCCGCGAGCAGACGCTGAGCTTCATGTACGGCACCGGCGGCGGCACCAAGACCGCCACCCAGGCCGACCTGGAGGGCGTGAGCAGCCAGGCCAACATCAGGACCATGGCCGAGGCCAAGGTGAACGCGGTCCAGCAGCTGCTCGAGCTGTGGACCCTGTTCACCGGTGAGCCGCTGGAGCCTGATGCCGGGATCGTGATGGATGCCAACCTGCACGACCGGCCCCTGGGCCCGCAGGACACGGCGCAGCTGTCGGCGCTGGCCATGAACGAGCAGCTGAGCCAGCGCAGCCTGACCGAGATCCTGATCCGTGGTGGCGTCAACACGGCGGCCACGTCGCCGGAGGAGGAGCTGCAACGGCTGGAGGCTGAGCGACAGGCCCGCGAGGCGGCAATGGGCGAGCTGGCGCCGGACGACCCGAGCCTGATCGACGACGACCAGCTCCCGGTCAGCGGCCTGCAGGCGACACCAGGCGATGCGGACGGCACCGGCAGCACTGACGGCGGGCAGGTCGAACAGGGTGAGGCCAGCGCATGACCCGCAGCGGCCCATTCGTGGGCGCCGCGTCCCTGCAGCTGGCTGAGGACTATGCCGCGCAGCTGGACGCCCTCGGGCGCCGGTCCGAAGCGGCCACCTACCGGATCCTGCTGCGGAGCCTGCGGGGCATCCTGGGCGAGCTTCGCCGCGCCTACGGCCGGTATCTGGACGTGGAGCAGCCCGATGCGATCGACCCGGCGGGCAATGCGATGCAGCGCAGCGGGGCAGCGGTGGTGCGCGAGGCGTCGTCACGACTGCTGACCGTGCTGAACGCGGCGGAGGAGTTCATGCCGGAGCGGGAACTGCGCGAGTGGGAGGAGAGGTTCACGACTGACCTGGAGACTGCGCAGCGCCTGGGTGGCGAGCTGGGCGTGCAGCTGGCCCAGCTGGTGGCCGATGCACCGAGCGCAATCCAGGGCGGCTACAACGCGCCGGCGGTGGAGGCCGCCAGCCGCTCGGCGTCGGCCTACATCCGCAACGTGACCACCGACTTCCGGCAGCAGATCGTGCAGATCACCGGCGAGGCGGCGGCGCGGGGGTGGGGCCCCAGCCGGATGGAGCTCCAGGTGAGGCGGGCGCTGGCGGGGGAGGGGCAGACGGCAGGGCTGCGGCAGCGTGCGGCGTTGATCGCCCGCTCCGAGCTGGCCAATGCCTATGTGCAGGGCCAGATCGACAACGCCCGCCGGAACCGGTTCGACTACGTGCGGTGGGTTGCGGTGCGCGATGAGCGGACGTGCCCGTTCTGCGTGTCCCGTCACGGGCAGATATACCCGGTGTCATCGGTGGTGATGCCGGCCCATCCACGCTGCCGGTGCGTGGCCTCACCGGTGCCGCAGGCGGCGGTGGAGGGCGACCCTGAGGTCCGCAGGGCCCTGACGGACGAGGCCTACTGGGAGGAGAGCCAGAAGCAGGCCTGGAGCGAATACGCCGAGGCCAAGGGCAAGACCCTCGACGAGGTGCGGGGTGAACTGGTGCGCGCCCAGCGGCAGCCCACGGCCAGCGAGCGGCGCCGGTACCCGGGAATCCCGAGCAGTCTGCCGCCGAGCCTGGCGGTGCGGTGGTACGAGGGGGGTGAGGGCCGGGAAAACTGAGAAAGCAAGGAATGGACCGATGGCAGGCCGCCGCACTTATGCCAGGGACGCCCGTGGTCGGTTTGCGTCGTCTGGTGGCGGTGGCCGTTTGACCGGCGGCAGCCTGAAGGCCAGGACCAGCGCCAGGCGCAGCCGGGAGAAGCTCGCAGCCAAAAACCAGAACGACACAAGCCTGAGCGCAAGTCTTAGCCGCCGAGCACAGCGAGCCGCCGTAACCAGGACCGGTAAAGCGGCTGCAGTCGCTACGGTTGCTAACCGGAGGAGACTGGCAGGGGCGCGGCCCGTGGGAACGGTAGCAAAACGGAAAACGCGCAGCACGCTTAATCCGGCGGCCACCGCAACCGCAGTTGGGTCGCCGATTGGCGGTTCATCAAAAAGAACCCGGGCCGGTGGCATCAAGGGAACCATGAAGCCACCTGTAACGCTGGCCGGCTTGCAGCGTGCAGGCGGCAGCCGTTGGCAGAAGGGCTCTATGGATCGGGTCTATTTTAACAATGTCCTCGATAGAACCTCACTAAAAGTGAACAGGTTCAAGACCGGACGCATAAGCGATGCCAGCTTGCGAGGCCAGTCAATTAGCAATGCAAAAGCTGGCGAGATCGCCACTAGAATCCAAGCGTCCAAGATATTCTATGACCGAAAGACAAGGCGCATGGTTGTTCAGGCGCCACCGTTCTACTCTGGAAGGGACGCCCAAGTCAAAAAAGCAGAGTCCATGACCAAGGCGGTCGCAAGGCAGCTAATGCGCGAGTCCAGGATGCCTGTATCGCGGAGAAGAAAACGCAGCAGTTGATTACGACTGCGTGGACAGGGGCGCAAACGCTCCCGCGTGGCTTGGCGTTAGGAAACGGTAGTACCACTGCGGCCACCGTGGGTCAGACGGGCCGAACCCTAGGTGGTCTACAAACCACTGGTCGCGGTCCCGGTCCCACTGCACCTGCAGCTCCCATTCTAGGTCGTAGTCGTCGCAGGACGGCCAGGGGTGCGCCCAGGAGTGAGACGCCATCCCATGCAGCAATACTGCTGCTGAGTGTTCAGAATCTGCGGCCCTTTCGGCCCCAGTTGCTCGTAGCAGAGCAGAACGCCGATCGGCGCAGTCTGAACAATTAAAAGCCCAAGAATGATCAAACATGGCTGATAGTGCGATGGGATGGGTTGCCGGCTTTTCGGCGCTCGGCGGGCCTGTCACGCAACCCAGAAGCCGTCCTCGGGATCCCAGGTGATGAGCGCTGCCCAGTCGGGCATCATCGGGTCGTAGGCCAGCTCCAGGGCCCTCCGCAGCTGATCGGCGTCAACTGTGATGGCGCCGCCTTCGACGCTCCAGCTGTGCAGGCCATTGCCGATGGCGGTCTGGGCCATCAGGTCGTCAACGGTGGGGGCGGTCATGGGACTGGGAGAGGGGATGGGTTGCCGGGCTTGCGGCGGCCGGCGGGACGATCATGAGTAGCCAGGCGACCAGCCCTGCTCCTGCAGGGTGGAGCTGGCCGCCAGGGCGGCGGCCGTGCGCGGCGAGGCCCTGAGGGCCTCCAGAGAAGAGCCCTGGATCATGAGCACCGAAGTGCTCATGTCCGGTGCCCAGTGCGGGCGCCGACCCGGCCCGCCCCGGTCGAGGTCGGCCGTTGACCACCCTCCGCCGAAGCGGAGGGTGATGATGTGGGAGTCGGATTGCCACACCAATCCGACCCTCCCATCGGGGCCGATTCCGACCTCCATGCCGCGAGGCATGGGGCAGGAGGACGAAGCCTCCTGCCTGTAGACGTGCCTCGCGGCCGATGCAACTGCCTCAAGGACGCTGTACGCATCCCAAAGGTCTTCGACGTCTTCGACGTCGATGGCGTCGCCGTGCTCGTCCCAGTTATGGGACAGCAGCACCTGGGCGACGGCGCCCGGGAGAAGGGCTCCCGCTGTTGCGGCAGCCGCTGCCCAGGCGGCGATTCCCTCCCTAGTGGGGAGGGAGCACGAAATGAAGCCGTTCATTTCCATGGTCAAGTGCGGTTGTGTTTGTTGCCGGGCTCGCGGCGCCCGGCGGGCCAGGTGGTGGTGGTTGGTGCTCCCGGACTGCTGGGAGCGGTTCGGCCCGGTTTAACGCCTATGGCCGGCTGGCGGGCCGTGTGGCCTGGTGGTCCGTGCGTGTGCCGGGGTCTCACCCCCGATGCGCAGATCATACCCCATCGCATCGCCCCCGCCACCGATCCGCTTCAGAACCGGTAACCTGCCGGCAACCGCCGCGCCACCGTGCTGCCGACAGACCTGGGCCTGCGGTCGTTCCTGATGCTGCACCTGACCATCGAGGCCAGGGACGACGTGGCGACCCGGCAGGCGCTGCGCGAGGTGGCGGAAACGATGCCGGACCGCGACGGACACCGGATCGTCAACACGCTGCGCCAGACCCTGCCACCAGAGGGCCAGCGGTGGCTGGCGAGCCTCCGGTGACCGGGCGGGCTGATCGGCTGGGGTATTTCCCGGACCCGCCGGCACCGCCGCGCCGGGGGCGATGGGCGGAGCAGCAGCGGGACCGGGAGCGCGACCGTGCGCGGCTTGATGAGCTGACCCGGCGGCGGGGCCTGGAGGCCTGGCTCCTGGCGCGGCGGGGCGAACGGGAAACCTGAGCCAGACGCACGGCGACGGTGGCCCGAACCTACAAGCGCGATGCCAATGGTCGCTTTGCCGGCGGCGGCGGCAGCGCATCACGCAAGGCACCGGCCCCACGTCAGCGGGGTGCCAACAGGATCACCAGGGACAACGCCGGCAGGATCACCTCGGTGGGCGGCCAGGGTGCCACCGCCAGGGGCGGGCGGTTGCGAACGGCATCAGGCAACCGCCGCACTGCTGTCACGGCCAAGGCGACAGGGCGCATCGATGGCACGGTGAAGAAGGGCGGCAGCAGGCTGCCGAAGGGGCAGCGGAACGAGGGCACCGCGATTCCGAGGCCCACCACGGGTGGCGCGGCGTCTCGGCCTGGATCGATGACCGCGACGTTGCGGGGCGCGATGCGAGCACTGGCGCAGGCTGACGCCAGGTTCATCAGGGAGGTCGAGGGAATCACCGGTCAGCCACTGCGTGCGCCCCGTGGTGGCGGCAGCGCTGCAGCAGGGCGGGTGCGGGCGACTGCTCGAGGCGGCAGGGTGACCGACACACTGCGGGCCGGGCTGCGCGAGCTGGCACAAAGCGACGCACGGATGGCAAGGGGTTTGGCCGAGATCGCCAGGGACGCCACCCCCAGGCTGAGCGGCGGCAGCAGGAGCGGCAGCAGGCGGATCGGTGCCAGCAGGCGGCGACTGGCGGGTGGTTGACGCGGAAACCTGATTCAGATCACCTCCCCGCCCCATGGCCCGCACTTACAAACGCGACACCTTCGGTCGTTTCGCAGGAGGAGGCGGCGGCGGAGGCAAGCTGGGCAAGTCGGCCAAGAACAGTGGCGCCAGGGCCAAGTTCAAGGCAGCAGCCAGCCAGCTGCGTGATGCCACCAAGACTGCCCAGAAGCAGACCGCAAAGGCTGGCGCACCGAACGCCATGGGTCGCGGCTACCTGAAGACCGCACGGGCGAACATGACCCGGACCACGAACAAGCTGACCGGTCGTGGTGCCGCCAGCCGACCGGCGGCAGGCCCTGTTGCGGCTCGCCCCGCGTCGGCTCCCGCGTCAGCACCGGGCGGGCGGATGCGCCAGAGCCGGGACAATGCCGGGCGGATCACCGCTGCAGGCCAGGGCGCAACGGCCCGTGGCGGCCGGCTGCGGACGGCCAGCGGCAAGAAGCGGGCGTCCCAGACCAGCAGGCTGCGCGGTGGCGGGGCCAACACGATCGCCAAGGGTGGCAATGGCGTGAGCGGCAGCGTGGCCCGGAGCCTTCGGTCGATGAGGGCGAAGCGGGGCTGAGGCGGAAACCTAAGCCGCACCGCACCACCGCCATGACCGCCCCCACCTACGCCAGCTCCGTCACCGCCGTGGGCCGGCTGCTGCGCCCCCGTGGCAGCGAGCCCCGCGTCCACCGCGTGCTGGCGGTCTCCCCCGCTGGCGCGGTGCGGCGGGTGACCGTCCAGCCCCTCCAGGACGGGAAACCTGAGGGCAGCGAGCCGGCCGGCTGATGATCCCCGCACTGAACAGCCTCTGGCGCGAGTCTGACCGCCAGGCGGTGATGCGATATGCCGGCATCGCCTTCACCGAGAGCCAGCTGACGCACGTCACCAGCGGCATGAACAGCGTGGCCGGGTTCTCCCCGGCTGCGGTGACCCAGTGCCGGGCATGGATTGACGAGGCCGATGCGCTGGAGGCCACCTACGCGGGTCGGGTTGCGGCCGGCGACGCCCACCTCGACTCGGCCAAGAGCTACGAGGGCCTGCGGCCTGGGGCCAGCGTGACCCGCGAGGACATGCTGAACCAGGCCGACGTGCTGCAGTGGGACACACAGACCCAGTACCGGGTGAAGTTCGAGGCGGGCGAGGGCGCCAGCGGCACCGCCAACGGCATCAGCGGCGCCAGGATCGCTGACCTGCAGGGCCGGGTGCTGCGTGCGCTGGGCCTGCAGGACGGCGCCTACGGGGGCTACGGCCAGGGCCTGCTGGTGAGGGGCTGATGGCGTCGCCGTTCGCCGGGTTCCAGAACATGAGGATCCGGCTGGTGCAGGCGCCAGCGGTGATGACCCTGCGCGATGGGCCCAGCGGTGGCGGACCACCGGAGGAGGTGGTGGTGGAGCTGTTCGCCAAGGGCCAGGGCAGCAGCGGCAGCAACCGGCCGAGCATCGAGATCGGCAGCGGCGCCATGGATGGGTTCATCGTGCGGTGGGCGGCGCTGGAGCAGGGCCAGGACTGGCTGAGCCATGCGGACGACCTCGACTGGGATGACACGGGCCTGCGGCCTGCTGCGCTGCGGCCTGGGGCAACGTGCCAGGGGTACCTGGGCGACCTGACGATCCTGCCGTTGCGCAACGGCGGGCTGCTGGGGGAGCTGGAGATGGCCGAGCTGGGCCAGCCGTTCGGAGTGGGCGGAATCGGGAAGCTGATCCGTGAAGCGGCGGGGGACAAGTGGGCCGGCACGTTCCGGCTGTCGAGGTGAGCCCATGACCATCCGCATCCAGGCCGGCTTCACGGAGGACACCAGCACCAGGCGGGCTGAGGCCGCAGCGGTTGAGGCCACCCGGATCGTGTTCTCCGAGCTGAACGGCCGGTTTCAGGATGCAATCGGCGCCAAGGTGTGGGACTGGCCCCGCAACCTGCCCACCAGGGGCCTGCCTGGCGCCACCCTGCGGGAGAAGCTCGACGCCTACAACCGGGGCCAGGGCACAGCACCGGGCAACCCACGCAACGTCGTGGACAGCGGCAGCCTGCGGCAGTCAAACGTGTTCAACCAGCAGGGCTTCACCGGTGAGTTCAGCTGGACCGCCAAGTACGCCGGCTATGTCCATGAGGGCGCCAGGATCTTCCCCTGGGGTGACCGCTCCCGCCGCGTCTACCTGCCCGCCCGGCCGTGGACCGATGCGGTGCGGGGCGATGAGCGGGTCAGCGGTGTGCCGGTCCACCCGACCGCTGAGCGGCTGCGGGATGTGTGGCTGGCCCTGATGGGCTGAGCCCAGCGGAAACCTCCAGCGCACCACCACCGCTGCACCCATGGCCAAGCCGCTGCCGTTCAAGGTCCAACCCAAGGCCGATACGGTCGAGATCGGGGATGAGGCCATCGGCGTGCTGGTGTTCCCCCGCTACGGCTACCTGCTCACCGGCGAGCGGAGCGCCATCGACGAGGGGGACTACCAGGCGGCGATGCAGGAGCACCTCGGCAGCCTGCAGGCCGCCCTGCGGGAGCAGGGCACAGCGGAGGACGAGGTGGACCAGACGGCGGTGCGGCTGCTGGCCCCTGGCATCGGCATCCCGGTGGTGCCGACCGAGGACGAGCGGGTGCTGCGCTCAAGGTTGATCCGCCAGATCACCGCAGCGGAACGCGACCTGGCCGGGCGGTTCCGCCGGCAGGTCACCCGCACCGTGACCGCGCTGATCCGGTTCCGGCTGGACGGCTGCGGCGACTGGGGCGACAGCGACAGCGAGGAGCTGGGCGAACCGCTGCGTGGGGCGATCTTCGCGTTTGCGCAGCGCGAGGGCGGCACGGCGGACGACCGCGACCCGGCGGTGGTGCTGCAGGAGCTGGCCGACCGCCTGGGAAAGACACCTGGCCCGAACCCGTCGACTGGGGAGGCCTCTACTGGCGATGCCGCAGCCTCTGGCCTGGTGCCCCCGAGTTCGGACCCGACCGCTTCGCCTGGCAGCCCGAGCACGTCGTCTACCAGGCCATCGAGGAAGGGGAGCGCCGACTGAGGGAGCAGCTGCAATGGGCCGAGCTGCCGGTGGCGCGGCAGACCATGTGGGTGGCGGACCTGCACCGCCTGCTGCTGGCAAAGGTCACCGGCGCTGAGCGGCTGGAGCCCAGCCAGCTGGAGCTGCGCGACTTCCTGTGCTTCGGTGAGCCGGGCGAGCAGGACCACGGCCCACCACCGGCTGCCGGTGCGGCGATGCTCGAGCTCAACCGCCTGGGCCTGCTGCCGGGCTTCACGCTGGTGTTCTGGCCCGCGCTGAGCGAAGCGGGCAAGGGGCAGCCGCCGCCGCAACTGCTGGCGCTGCTGGCCGATGACGCGGTGCTGCTGGCGCCACGGATGACCGGCGGGGGCTGGTCGGGCCTGCTGCTGGCGGAGGACACCGCAGCGGGGCAGGTGCGGGCGTTCAGCTCGGTGGACGGCGATCCGGCGGGTGAGCTGCTGGTGCCGCTGCCGTCGGATCCGGGGGCGGTGGTGTGGGCGGAGGAGGTGCTGCTGCTGCCGGTGATTCCCTGAGCAGCCGGCGTGCGCGGTTCAGCGCTATCTCAGCCTCCAGCACCGAGCGGAAGTAGCCCAGCGATCGGCGGCGGCCACCGGACTGCAGGCGGGCCTGGTACGGCCTGCGGGGGCTCTGGGGGGCGTAGCTGACGCCACGGGGTAACCACTGGGGGCCGGCCATGCACCAGCTTGCCGAAGTGGCTTAGGCGACCGGGCAACCCATGGGGTCACTCCCGGGCGATGCCCGGCATCGTCCATGGCACAGAACTGGAAACAGGCCTACGGCTACAAGTTCTGGATCAGCCCGATCCTCAAGGACTCGATCAACTTCGCCACCCTGCTGCCGA